AAAATACTAACTAAATATAAATATAAATACCCTTGAAATTCGACTGAATTCGAGTTAAACTTAAATCAAGTCAAGGGAAACTCGAACCGAAAAGGAGGTGTAATATATGAAGCAATACCTTGTTACTTTAGAGGCAGCACGCGTAAACGCAGGATTGACCCAAGTGGATGCTGCTGTTAAACTGGGCGTACATCCGCAAACACTAGCTAGATGGGAGCGAGATAGCTCAAATGTTCCGTATGCAAAAATATGTAAAATAGAAGAAATCTATCATATTCCTAAAGGTTTAATTTTTTTTGGCAAAGTATTCGAGTTTACTCGAAATTTATCAAAGGAAGAGGTTCAATAAATGGAGGGCAGTATTATGAAGCAAAAGGAATTCACAACAAGAATGTACGGCGAAGCAATTCGCGAACGTATGCAAGAACTTAAGATGTCAAAAGCTGATCTAATTCGGGCGGCGGAGATTTCAAGAGATACGTTAAATCGTGCCCTTGAAGGTAAATCAGTACAAATGGCAACGATTGTCGCTATTTGCGATGCACTAGGAGTTAGTCGAGACGAGTCCAACGATTTTTGGGAAACTGACTACTACGATCCTAAATTTGATAGACCGTGAATGGGGGCGAGTACAATGCAAAAACGTGACATACAAGCCGTTATAAGCATCTGTCTTTGGATGCTAACGCTAAGCCTATCTGCGGCTATTAGTATTTTTATCATCATAGTGGCAGCAATCACTGCTTATCACTGGTAGGAGGGAGTTACTTATGATAACTAAAACAATTGCCGTGTGCCAGATGGCCACGGTATTGGGAAGGACCATGACTGCGGTTCGGGAATGCATCGCAAGAGATAAGTTCCCCTTTGCGCAGTGCTGGCAAACGGAAGGTAAAAAAGGGAGAACATTCTCCATTGATAAAGAAGGTTTCCGGTTCTACTTGGCCAATACACTGGGCTGGCCGGAAGACAAAATCAATGCTGCGTTCAAGGAGGCGCACATCGTATGAACGGGCTGCTTAAAGGAATCGGCCTACTGATGATAATTGGTACGGTAGGCAGTTTAGAACTCGACCGTATTAGCTTTACACAAGCACTGTTTCAAGTATTAAGCGGAGTCATGGCTTGGATGGTATCTGAGTACAGAATTGAGGTCAGACGATTGCGCCGTAAATTAATGCGTAGCCGTCAGGTACAGAGTTCTACGTATTACAGATTTTAGGGGTTAACGCGTATGAGAACTCAGCGCTGTGCGAGATGCAATAAGAGGCTAAAAGGCCCCTACCATTATTGGAGCTTTACGACAGGCGCACCGCGCGCCGTGTGTAAAAAATGTAAAGAAATACATCAACCCGTAAAACAAAGGAGAATATTATGCCAAAAATAAACATTACAAAATCGGCAGTTCGTGACTTTGTCCGTAGTGAATATTTGAAAAGGTATGAGCCTTTGAAAAACGCACGAACAGAAGCTTTGCGAAACGCCGTAGAAGCAAGCTCTCTATTTGTAAAATTTAAAGATTTATTATCTTCTGCAGAATCGGTTGCAAACGCGCTAGAAAAAGCAGGTTACGGCTCGACATTCAAACAAAGCCTTGTCTCTTGTGATGTGATGTTAAACCGTACGATAAGCAATTTGTGGACGGCGCGAATTGATAGCCCAAAAGATGAGATTAAATTACTCTATACAATTGCAAAACCGTATGATGAAAAACTTGAAAAGTTAGAGGACGCTTATCAATCTGCGCGTCGTGTTATTGATGCCTCCCCTGGAGGTAAAGCAGCTGCTGATATTTTAAAATTGTCAGGACTTGACTTTTATGAGTGGCAAAACACTGACAGGGGGCCAACATTAGATTTAAGTGCACTGAAGGGTGGTGATTAAATTGCAAGATTGTACAACGTGCCCAAATAAAGAGTACTGCATCCCAGATGAATGCTTAGGCACAAAAAAAATGCCCTCACGCACGGCAATGCGTAAAGGGCACATAGAAAAATATCCATTTAGAGTATATCACATCGTTAAACCGAAAGGAAATAAAACAATGATCGAGTTAAAAATCACAGTAGACAAAGCAGTTGAATTAGAACAAGAAGTGAAAGACCTATATCAATCTATTGTAGGTACTTCAGTTAAAGAAGTAGAAAACTGGACAACTAATGATGTTAAGCCTGCTAAGAAGGAAACTCCAAAAGCTGAGCCGGTTAAAGAAGAAGCACCTGCTCCTAAGGAAGAAGAACCAACACCTACAGTAGAACCTGAAAAAGCAGTAGAAGTTCCTAGCCTTGAAGCAACTCGTGAAGCAGTGAAAGACGTAATGGCAAAAGCTTCTGATAAAACGAAAGCAAAAGGCGAATTCAAAGCCTTCTTAGATAGCATCGGTGCCGAAAAGGTAACATCTGCTACCGATGAACAACGTATTCAAATCATGGAATGGGTGAACAGCCGTGGCTAAGAAACACGCTTTACTCGGCGCATCCAGTAGTGCCAGGTGGCTGGTATGCACACCCTCTGCAAGATTAGAGGCGATGTTCCCTGATGAGCAATCGCCCTATGCTGCGGAAGGCACTGTAGCACATGACCTGGCAGAATCAATCCTGCGCCATAAGCTCGAAGGCAAAAAATCGCCTAAGCTAGACGACTACTCTACTGAAATGGTAGAAGCCGTTACCCGATATGTTGACATCTGCGAAGAAAAGGTGAACGAGGCTCGCGCCCGTTCATCTGATGCAGAAGCCATGATTGAAGCAAGGCTCGACTTCTCTCGCTGGGTACCTGAAGGATTTGGTACTGGCGATATGGTAATCGTAGCCGACGGCATCCTAGAAGTGATTGACCTGAAGTATGGCAAGGGCGTTCCTGTTAGTGCCGTCGAAAATACACAGATGCGACTTTACGCATTAGGTGCCTATGATGTGAACGAGTTCCTGTATGACGTTAAATCGGTCCGTATGACCATCGTTCAGCCAAGACTGGACAGCATATCTACCGATGAAATGGCCCTTGAGGAACTGCTCGATTGGGGTGAAGAAATCAAACCAATCGCGCAACGTGCCTTTCGTGGTGAGGGCGAATGTACGCCTTGCGATTACTGTAACTTTTGTAAAGCACGGCACACCTGCCGGGCATTAGCTGATACTTGCCTTACTGCTTTCTATAAGGATGGGGGCAAGCTCAATCAATTACTCACGGACAGCGAAGTATCTGACATCCTAGCGATGAAAGACTTAATCACAAAATGGATTAAAGGTGTTTACGACTTTGCCTACGAGAAAGCCTTATCAGGTGAAAAGCAATGGCCTGGATACAAATTAGTAGAAGGTACATCAAGACGTACTATCACGGATCCTGAGGCAGCGGCTAAAACATTACTTGATAATGGCTACAAGGAAGAAGACATTTTTAAACCGCGTGAACTCGAAGGTATCACGAATCTGCAAAAGGTTCTTGGTAAAAAGGGCATCGCAGAATACTTAGAGGCGTATATCGACAAGCCCGAAGGCAAGCCGACACTTGTTCCGGACAGCGATAAACGCCCCGCAATTAATACAGTTGAAACAATGATGAATGAATTTGATGATGAGGTATAAACACGATGAATAAAACAGTAACAGCGGTACTCGCGATTTCCGCGCTGGCTGTCAATGTAGCCGGCGCAACTAGCAATAATACGGTAGGTGGTACAAATAACACCGTATCTACGAATTCTACTAGCTCAGCAGTATGGGGCTTCCAAAATAACATCGACGCAAATAATGCGTTGGCGTTTGGCACCAATAATGCTGTAACTGGAGAAAACGGTTTTGCTGGTGGCAACAATGCTACTGCAGCAGGTCGCAATAGTTTTGCATTCGGTAGTCATGCCGAGAGCTTGGTGGAGTACACCATAGCTATTGGTAACCAAGCAAGAACGGCGTCCTATGATAGCGTGGCTATCGGTAATGGTGCGTTCGTATCTGGTGAATCTAGTTTGGCCTTTGGTCGTTCCAACAACGTGACTGGTGAAAACTCCGTCGCAGTTGGTGCTAACAATGGCACAGTAGCTGGTGGCCAGTCCGCCGTAGTTGGATACAACAACAAAATTGGCTCCCAAAAGGAACAGTTGGTGTTTGGCTCTAATTCTGAAAGTAGTGGCCAAGGCGCATTGGTGTTCGGCACACATGCAAAGGCCTTAGCCACTGACGCCCTAGCCTTTGGTAATAATACTATAGCAGATCGTGCAAATTCCGTTGCTATCGGCACCAACGCGGTGACCGATGATGCGGTAGGCGTTGATGGGGTAGACCTTAATGGAACGCGTCACGTGTTCGCAGGCGAGCAACCTGGCGCGGTCGTTTCCTTCGGTTCCAAAGCTCGCACAGGTGCAGGTGGCGTGGCTCAATATAGCCGTCAACTCCAAAATGTGAGTGCCGGCAGAGTGGAAGCTGACAGTTTGGACGCGGTTAACGGAAGTCAACTCTTTGCAGCTTATGATGAGATTAATACGCTAGGTACAAAGGTACGCACTAACACATCTGATATCAGCACTCTTCAAGCCACATCAGCTAACCATGAAACACGCATCACCAATTTGGAAAACCGCCAATACAACATGGCCGGTGAAATCAACAATCGTATTAATGCAACCGAACAACGCATTAATAAATTGGGTGCATCTAGCGCAGCACTTGCGGGGCTCCATCCCTTGGATTTCAACAGAAATGACAAGGTCAGTTATTCAATTAGCTATGGCCATTATCGTAACAGCAACGCCGTAGCCCTTGGGGTGTTCGCTAGACCTAATGAGCGTATCATGTTAGGCTTCGGAGCTACGTTAGGCGCTGAGAATCAATACAATGTAAGCGTTTCTTTTAAAACAGGAAGGGGCGCGGACTACGTAGCAGAAGCAAGGGATGCACAAAGCCGTATCTCTAAGCTAGAAGCATTAGTAGCGAAGCTAATGGCGGAGGTTGAAAAATGACTTCCGTACGAGCTATCGCTATAGAGCTTCATGAACGGGGGCATTACCTCGACGAGCTTTACCAAATTACTATTGCCTACGCCACTAGCTTATACACGCGATATTGTACGGTAGATGCTAGATGCGACGCGATAGAACTTAGATATCAAACGGAAGAAGAGGAGTTAGACCCATATGAGTATCCTTGGTTAGAGGATGAGGAGTGGGACCGACTCGATGATGAACGTTCTGATATCGAAAATGAATTAGATGAATTGTTTAATACAGTAATAGGGTTTGATTATGAACATGACCCATTTAAGAAATAAGGAGACAGTAACATGGCTAAATTAACAACTGGTGTAGTAAGACTTTCTTATGCAAATATCGCTTCCCCTCGTAAAAACGACGACGGCAAAGCAAAATATAGTTCCCAAATCATTATCGATAAAACAGATAAGAAGACTATCAAAGCTTTCGAACGTGCGATTGAAGAACTTAAAGCGGATCCGAAAGCAGTTGCTAAGGTAGAAGGCAAAGCTGCATACCTCAAATTGAACTTACGCGACGGCGATACTGACGAAGCAGTAGTTGACCAACCGGAAACATACGCTGGTAAATACTTCATTAACGCGAACAGCGATAAGCAACCTATCGTATTTAATCGTGAAAAAATCAAAATGGATGACTTCGACATCGAAGAAGAAATCTACTCTGGTGTATATGCACAAGTTGCGCTTTCCGTTTTTGCTTACAACTTCAACGGCAAGAAAGGCGTAGGATTTGGCCTAAACGGTATCCGCAAAGTCAAAGATGGCGAACGCCTTGGCGGTGTGCATGTATCTGCTAATGACTTCGGCGACGATGATTTAGGCGACCTAGATGATGACGACGATTTAATCTAAGGAGGCAATTATGGAGCTCAGTATTGATGTGGAAACCTATTGCGCCTGCCCTATTAAATATGGGGCGCAGCGATATGTTGACGATACAACATTTGAAATACTGCTCTTTGCCTATAGCTTTGATGATGAACCCGTCGAAGTAATTGATATGACAAAGAATCCACTACCCGAAAGGGTGGTGGACGCTTTGTATAATAAGGAAATTACAAAGACAGCGTTCAATGCAGCGTTTGAAATGTTATGCCTAAAAAAGTACTTCCCTGATGCGGACTACACGAATTGGGAATGTACCTCTGTGCTAGCGTTATACTGCAGTTTACCTGCAAGCCTCGATAATGTGTCCAAGGCTTTGAAATTAGGAGAAGCCAAGGATTCACGAGGTAAACGATTGATTCAATTCTTCTCCGTTCCACGTAAGCCTACTAAGACGAATCCTAAGACACGGAATATGCCTGGGGATGCGCCGGATAAATGGGCTGAATTTATTGAATACAACCGGCAGGACGTAGTGGTTGAAAAGGCCATTCGTAAACGCCTGCTTTCATTGAAACCGCCTGCTATTGAACACGAGTATTGGCTACTTGATCAAGGCATCAACTGGAGAGGTGTAAAGGTAGATATGGAACTTGTCGATGCAGCGCTTCAATGCAATGACGAAATCGTAGAAAAGGCCACCGTATCATCGGCACGACTAACAGGGCTAGATAATCCCAATAGTACGTTGCAACTTAAGGATTGGTTATCAACTCGCCTTGGCTATGAGATCGAGACCATGAGAAAAGATGATGTATCAAATCTACTGTCACAGGATATTCCTTCCGATGTGCGTACCGTGCTGAAGAACAGGCAAGTCCTGGGCAACTCTTCAATTAAAAAGTATTTGGCCATGAAAAACGCTGTATGCTCAGATGGTCGCATCCACGGCATGCTTCAGTTTTATGGAGCTATGCGAAGTGGACGATGGGCGGGCCGTGTAGTACAACTACAGAACCTCCCTCGTAACTACCTAGAAGATTTAGACACCGCTCGGGAAGTCCTAAAAAGTAGAGATGTAGAAATGCTAGACCTACTATACGGGAACCCCGGCGATGTGATTAAGCAACTTATCCGTACTGCTCTTGTAGCAGAAGAGGGACACCGATTTATTGTAGCTGATTTCAGTGCTATTGAAGCCCGCGTTATCGCATGGCTCGCTCACGAGCAGTGGCGACAGGATGTATTTGCACAAGGTGGTGACATCTACTGCGCATCTGCATCTAGTATGTTCCATGTACCAGTTGAAAAGCACGGTATTAACGGTCACCTACGGCAAAAGGGTAAGGTTGCAGAATTGGCACTGGGCTATGGTGGTGGCGTAGGGGCCATGAAATCGATGGACTCAAAAGGGGAAATTCCAGAATCCGAACTTCCCGGTATCATCGAAGCATGGAGAAGAGCCAGTCCACGAATTACGAGATTTTGGAAAGATGCAGATACCGCAGCCAAGAAAGTCGTCAAGACTGGCGAACCTGCACGAATTAGACAAGGTAATATTCGATTCTTTAAATCGAAAGGGTTTATGTTTATCGAGTTACCCTCCGGACGTAGGCTTGCTTACGCAAGGCCTAGAATAGGGATTAATCGGTTCGGTAGTGAATCAATTGAGTATGACGGTATGGATCAGGTTAAGAATACATGGGGCCGAGTTGAAACCTACGGCGGAAAGCTCGTCGAAAACATTGTACAAGCCGTTGCAAGGGATTGCTTGGCCGCATCAATGTTAAGACTGGCAAAAGCAGGGTACAAAATTGTAGCCCACATCCACGATGAAGTGGTTATCGAAGCGCCAATAGGCGAAGGCAGTTTAGATGAAGTAATAGATATTATGTGTAAACCTGAGCCCTGGAATGAGGGCCTCATATTAAATGCAGCAGGGTTTGAAAACCCGTATTATATGAAAGACTAGGAGGAAGTCATTATGATTAACAAAGAACAAATTAAACAACAACGCGAAGCCATTGACAGCTTATACGAATTAGTAAAAAACGCACCTGCTAGCGAACGTAAAGACTCCGCTATGGCGTACTGCGAAGGTTGTATCGCTGCTTGTGATTTAGGGCTTAAAGTACTCAACGGTAAAAAAGCAGAGCCCGCAAAGACTGAAGAAACGCCAGCCGTAGATGACGCTCCTAAAGTAGAAGAGCAACCCGCTGAAAAACCTAAGCGTAAGCGTACTACTAAAAAGAAAGCTCCTGTAGAGGAAGTCCTTCCTGTTGAAGATGCTCCTGTAGTTGATGAAGAAGACGATTTAGACGATTTGTTATAAGAAAGAGGTTAGCGCCTTATGAAGGTATTATTTAGTTTGTCAGTCAAAAAGCTGTATGACCTAGTACGGCGCAAGCAAGTGAACTCTTGGTCACCTGCTGTACATTACCACGTAGATTGCGGGCAATCCTTTGCCTGCTTGTGGCCTTCCGTGTCATCCGGTATGGGCAAAATCGTAGACCCCTATATGTCAAATGAGTTTTATTGCCCGCAATGTGGTGAACTCATTCACACAAATGATGATTGTGTTGCTGAGGTTTCGAGTAATGATAATATTCCGCTTGATATTGAACTTTCAATCATCGATAGGGGATCAATATTAGACGTTAAATTCGACTACCACACAGTGTATGTCGATAATGATATGCAGTCGATTTACCCCGGATACAAACCGCATCTTATCGACATATTGCGTTTTGATTTTAAACAAGGAAAAGTATTCCTGGTTCAAAAGAAACGCACTCGTGCCGATATAGTATCTGAAATCGAGCCTAATATATCGTGCTTTTATTCAAAGTCATTACCCTTACGATGGCTTGTAACAACTCCAAATTGTCGATTAGCGGAGCATAAAAACGAGCTAAAGACTTTTGCCAAAGTGCTAAAGGAAGCCTATTTTACTAAGTTATCTAAAAAAGTAGGCTACAGAGTTAAGGCTATTAGGCAGGGTGTTTTATTATCAGCCAAATATGGGGCCCTTGATAATTTGCTCCATAACCTAATTTGGAAAATGCACGCACCGGATGCGCCCGCTCTTAATGATACATTAGTTAAAGACTATGACACCTATTTTAGGCCTTTCGGTTCTGACAAGGTGAGCACTTCAAGTATTACTGAGTTAACAAGCACCGGTACACCATTTATTAAAGCTCTAATACAGCTTTATGAATTACCAGATAAGCGCTGGGTTCGAAGATTACTGTCAATACGTCCTTTCTTTTATGTGAAAGTAATTAAGACGGCCAGCAAGATATTCAAAAGCATGGATTATCAAAAGGCCTTTACAGACCTCGTAGCAGAGGAAGGTGGGGGGACAGGATATATTCAATCGTGGCCAATATGGAATAGCGAACAGGCCTTGCTTATGTTTACAAAGTTCCTATCTATCATGATGCACCAATACGGTGAGCGGCGTACTCTACTGTTCATTAAAAACGCCGATTCTTATTCCGAAATTAAAGATACATCTGATATGTATCTTAGATTATCAAGAAGCAAAAAGAAAGAAGTTTGGGCTAGACGAATTCAAATTAAAGACCTGCATGACGAGATTGTGTGCTTATCTAAATTTGAAGAAGCCGAAAACTTACCAGTGCAACAGAGCTTACGCCATAAAAAGTTAGCAGATTCAGTTGAAGGGCTAACTTTCAATGTGATCAAGTCAACGCACGGCATCATCCGATTAGGCGTGCAATTGAATAATTGTGTTGGTACTTATGTCGATAAGGTAAAAGCTGGAACGTGTGCTATAGTAGGCGTCTATAAAAGTGACAAGCCTGTAGCATGTATTGAAGTTAATCCTAACAAGGATACAGATAACTTCGTTGAAATACACCAGGCTAAGTTAAAAAATAACAGATGTGTTAGCGATAACCACGATGTCAATTATGCTGTATGTCAATGGGTTAAAAAGCATAAATTACAAGTACCCCAATTTATAAGAGACATCCAATTTGCGAAGGGGGGAGCGATGTAATATGGATACAAATATCATCATAGCAACGGGCAGAAATCGCTCCGCCCGTTGCTGGAAGTCTCAAAAAATGACTTGGAGTGCGTTGGCCAACAAATTATCTACGCCAACAGTCACTAACGAAACGGCAGCTGAATACGTTAAAATGCCTAAGGACGAAAAGGGCAGGCGAAAGGATGTAGGCGGTTTCGTAGGTGGCTATATCCCCAATAATGGTAGACGGGTTAGAGGGGAAGTCAAAGAAAGATATTTGATTACCCTTGATGCGGATTCACCTAGTGAGGATTTTATTTCAAACCTTGATTTGGAACTAGGGGATATGGAATACGTGCTATACAGTACGCACAGCCACACACCTGATAATCCCCGATACCGCATCATCATTCCTACCGATAGAGTGATGACCCCTGATGAATACCAGGCTGTATCAAGACGCATTGCTGATGATATTGGTATTGAATCTTTCGATTCCTCAACGCATCAAGCGGAGCGCCTTATGTATTGGCCAAGTTGCCCTAAAGACGTTGAGTATGTATACCAACATAATGAGGGGAATCTTATTTCAGTCGATACGTATTTAAGTACCTACAGAGACTGGCGTGATACGAGCCTTTGGCCAACATCAAGTAAAGAATCTCAAATCAGACTCGATGCGGCGAAAAAGCAAGGTAACCCTTTGGAGAAAAAAGGATTACTGGGCGCCTTTTGTAGGAGCTATAGTATCACAGAAGCGATACATAAGTTTCTCCCTGAAGTCTATGCACCAACGCAGCACGAGGACCGTTACACGTATACCGAAGGCAGCTCAGTAGCGGGTCTTGTCATTTACGATAATGATACGTTTGCCTACTCGAACCATGCAACTGACCCTATCAGCGGTAAACTCGTAAACGCTTTTGACCTGGTCCGCATCCACTTATTTGGTGCTGAAGATGCCGACGCGGATCCGCGCACCAAAGTAACAGACCTACCGAGCTATAAGGCAATGCTTGATTTTGTTAATGAAGACGGCGCCGCGCCTGTACTGCTCGATAAGGAGCGTATGGCTGATATGGAGTTTGAAGATATCACGGACGAGGATGAAGACTTTCTCGAAAAACTTAAACGTGACCGCCGTGGTACACCTGAATCAGATGTATTCAACTGCTTAATTGTTCTTAAATACGACCCCGCCTTAAAAGGTAAAATTCGTCTTGACGAATTTGCGCACCGCTTAGTGGTGATTGACGATTTGCCGTGGCGTGGTAAGGACGAAACCCCTTACTGGACGGATACGGACGATGCATGCCTGCGTAACTATTTTGCTACGAAATACCTAATAAAGGGTAAAGGCATTATTGATGATGCTCTCCAGGAAATCACGCAAGCTAACAAATTCCACCCGGTACGTGAATACCTATCAGGTTTAACCTGGGACGGTGAATGTAGAGTTGATACCCTCTTCATCGACTACATCGGTGCCGAAGATACCGAATATATCAGGGCCGTTACTCGTAAATGGATGTGTGGCGCTGTAGCACGTGTTATGGTGCCCGGTATCAAGTTCGATACGGCTATCGTATTATACGGCTCTCAAGGTCTCGGTAAATCCTTAATCTTAGAACGCTTAGGCCGTAAATGGTTCAATAATTCGTTAGTTGATATCAAGACCAAAGATGCCCTTGAACAAATCCAGGGTTCTTGGATTAATGAACTCGCGGAACTGGCGCCTACCTATAAGAATGATAATGAAATCGTAAAGGCCTTTATCAGCCGTACATCCGACCGGTTCAGGTCACCCTATGGCAGACGCACCGAAGAGTACCCTCGCCAGTGTGTATTCGCGGGTTCTACTAATAATCTCATGTTCCTTAAAGACCGCACAGGTAACCGCCGATTCTGGCCAATCACAGGCGACAAAGATCGTAAGACGAAAAACGCCTGGGATATAACGCAAGATGACATCGACCAATTATGGGCGGAGGCTTACTATTACTGGTCTAATGGTGAATCCTTAGTACTCGAGGGAGACCTTGAGGAGGAAGCCCTAAGAATCCAATTATCACACACAGAAGGTGGTGAACTCGTAGGCCTCATTGAAGAATACCTTGATATGTTATTACCTGAGAACTGGGAGTCGCTAGATATCTTTGATAGACGCGATTATATCAGGAATTATGGCGATGACGATCATTGTGGTTCAGTGCAGCGGGAGCGGGTGTGTGCCCTTGAGATATGGTGTGAAGTGATGGAGGGGGACAGGAAGAACCTGCAGAACGCAAAGGCGAGAGAAATCATTGATATCTTGCAATCCATAAAAGGGTGGAGCCCTTATTCAAAGAGCGTTGGTAAAATGCGATTTGGGAAGATGTATGGCGTGCAAAGAGCGTTTATAAGGGAGGACAGTACACTCCAAAATAAGGCAAAAATGATAGTTAAAAATCGTAAATAATCGTGTTGCCGATTTTTGTTGCCGATTAGCTAATTTTTAAGTATCGAAATACATCGAAATAGTTTTTATACAAGCCTATACATCGATATGTTTTG